GGGAGACGCATCAAAAAGAGATTTTCATAAAAATTTTATTGGTTGGTGATTAAAGACTTGGCGAAATTATTACACCCGGAAAAGTGGCCAGAGCCGACCGAGCACAAGCAGGTTAAGGCGCTTCTTGCCGTCGCCAAATACACCGGGTGGCCGCACTCCACGCTAGACAAATGGAAAACCTCTGGGGTGATTGCACCAAACAAAAAGGGGTTCTGGGACACCGCCGAGATTTGGCAAGTCATAGCCTCCAAGCTCGCTGTTGAATCAGGTGGAGAGGCGCCCGAGGGAACCCCAGACTATGAAGTGGAAAGGGCTTGGCGCACGCAGGTTCAGAGGAAACGAGACGAGATCAAACTAGAACAAGACCTCGGCAATCTGGTAACGCTCGAAAGCGTGGCGGTCGCCTACCGCGAATTGTGCGAGTCAGTTGTCAACCTGATGGCGGAAAGACCGGGCCGTTTGTCGATCAAACTGGCCGGTGCGGACGCAAAAAAAATCAAAGCGGAAATTGAAAAAGAAGACCGCAAATTGTCAGACGAGTTCGAGCGGATGGCGCAGAAAATCGAACTTCAACACGCGGAGGTGTCAGACTGACAACTCTCTCTGATTTAGCACCGGGAGGTTTGAGACTCCCCGAGCACATGAACATTATTGATTTCATGCGCGAGCGCCATCGTATCCCTGCGCGTGTGTCATCGTCGGGCGGGCGGTTCGATCCTGACTTGCTTCCATATCAGCGCGAGGTGCTTGAGGCATTCAACGATCCGGTGGTCGAGTGGTTGGTGGGCGTGACATGCTCGCAGTGGTCAAAATCAACAAGCATTGAAGGAATCCTCAACTATATTTGCCAGATCGACCCCGGCCCTACAATGTGGATTTTGCCGGACAAAGGGGCGCGTGAGGATTTTGTTGCCGAGCGTTTGACGCCGTTGGTTGAGAGTAATCCCGGCTGGAAAGACCAGCTCGCAGACGGCAAGAGAAGCATCGCTTACGAGCGGGCGACATTTAAAAAAATGACGATGTACAACGCAATCCCGGTCGCGTCTGACCTGTCGCAAAAATCTATCCGTTACATCATCATCGACGAACTCGACAAACTGCCGAAACGGATCAAAGGCGAGGGCGATCCGGTCACGCTGGCTGACGACCGGACCCGGTGGTGGCTGTCTCGAAAAATCCTTTGTTTTTCTACCCCCGGCGAATACCCCTCAAACATTTGGAAACTATACGAAACGACGGATCAACGCGAGTGGTGGGTTGATTGCCCGCGATGCTCAGAGCCGTTTGTGTGGGAGTGGGAGCAGGTTAGATTCCCGCGTGACGAGGGCGTCACATACGACGAACACGCACAAGATATCCGAGCGGGGACGGTGGATGTTTATTATGAATGTAAGCACTGCAAGGGTAGGATTGAAGACATCGAGCGGGTGCAGATGAATAACGGGGGACGGTGGATTCCCAAATATCCAGAGCGCAAATCAAGAGCAGGATTCCACGGCAATGCGATGATGGTTCCTCAAACGACGTTCCGCGACCTTGCGGCGCGTTGGATGGCGGCAACAGCCGAGAGCAAACGGGGAAACATTGCGCCAGTGCAGACGTTTATTCAGCAGCAGCTTGGCAAGCCGTTTCGACCTAAGCGCGTCCGGTTGCTTGCAACTCAAATCACAGAACGCGTTGACCGTGGACTTGAGCGCGGTGTTGTTCCTGAGTGGGCGGACTTCCTCGTTTCCGCTGCCGACATCCAACGCGAATCGGCCTATTGGGTTGTCCAAGCGTGGAGCCTGAAAGGGCCGCGCTGCCACGTTGTTGACTGGGGGCACACGGAGGGACGCGAGTTGACGTTGCTCGATCCGATCATTGACCGGCTATATCCGCAAAAGGGGACGGAGAAACTTTTTTCCATCTGGAAGCACTTTGAGGATTCGGGGGACGGTGAGCGAACCGACGAAGTTTATCGCCACGCGCTCAAGAATCCGAAGGTGATTCGACCATGCAAGGGCGCAAGCTCAAGTCTAAGCGCGGGAAGATACACGCAGCGGAGCAGTGGGGACGGAACCCCGCACCAAGGGCTTCTTTACATCGTGGACACAACGCGGGCCAAAGACCTCTTTGCCAACATGCTGAAACGTCCACCGGGCGACGAAGGCGGCGTTTCCTTCGCCATTGGTGCGGAAGAAGACCGCGTCTTCCAGCAGCAAATGACCAACCAAGAAAGAAAAACCGAGGTCAATTCGCGGGGGATTCCGAAAGCGGTTTGGACCGCGACCGGCCCTGATCACTACGCGGACGCGGGGTGCTCGTATGCGCCAGCAGCGGCAACCCTTTGCCCCGGATTCTTGGAAGAAAAAGACCGACAAAAACCGAAGGAGAACACACGACAAAAAAGTAAATTGCAAAGTTCGATCCGTCCAGACGGACAACCATTTTTGATAACTGAGAGGTAATACCATGAGAAAGAAACAACAAGCGACAGCTACAAAAACACCACCGGCAGAGGTTGAATCATTCGAGTCTCCGCCCGTTGAATTGTCCACCGTCCCCTCCGTCCCTTCTGAAGCGTTTGGTGAAGAGCCCCCCGAAGGTGTTGGCGATAAATACGAAGTCGAAGAAGTGGAAATCACCATCAAGTTGCCGGTGGTCAAAGCTCATCCGAGCGCAGCGCGACCACGTCGAATCAACTGCAAGCTGACAAACATCGACCAGCGAGAAGCGCTGAAAAGTGTTCATGCAGCGCTTGAATATCGCGACGAACTTCCGAAGGTCGGCGGTTCTTATGCGGAGTCGTCAGCGGCGATTCGTTACATCCTGAAAAAGATCGGTGAGCAGTTGCCATGATAACGCGGTCCCGTTTTCTTGCGCGTCCGTCCCCCGTTTTGGTATAATGAAAATAGAGGCTGGGGAGGCTTCTATCTTTGGCGATTACATCAGCATCGACTCTTTCGGAAATTGTTGATCAGTACAAAGACAACGTGAGCTATGAAGAAGATGGAAGCGTTGCGAAAGCCCGGCTTTTTGTGACTGCTTGCCGTGCGCTTCTTGGCGTCCGTCCCTCTCAATTCTCCGCTAACGGCTATGGCAATTCTTTCAGCGCGACCGCGCTGCAGGAAGAGATTTCCCAAGCCCGGAAGTTTATCAACGCAAGCGCAGTCAGCAGCAACGGCAGCGGCGGTGTTCGCTATTTCGACGTTGGGGATTTTCGATAGATGCCCAGACGTAGAACCACAGGCGATCACAGCATCGCCGAAAACTTCGAGGGGTTGCGCTCTGATTACAACGCAACAAAAGCCTCTCGATTCCGACGCAGACGCACGGGCTATCAGTCGCTTGGGTCTGGCGCCGATTATCATTACCGCAACGAGTCCGATTACCTACGACTAATTGAGCAAGCCCGCGACATGGACCGCAATGACTGCGTTGTTTCGCAGATGGTTGACCGTGTTGTTGATAACATTTTGCCGAGCGAGATCACACCGAAACCTGACACGGGGGACGGAGACCTTGACCGGCTACTATCGAAGAAATGGAAAGAGTATTCTTGCAATCCTGAGCTTTGCGACGTTCGCGGCGAGCAGGATGTTCACGGAATGGCGCGGACAAACCTTCGCGCATCCATCGTTGACGGTGATATGTTTACGAACATCACCGACGGCGGCGCTCTCGAATTGATCGAAGCGCACCGTTGCAGGACTCCGAGAAACACAACGAAAAACGTGGTGCACGGCGTCAAAATCGACAGCGTTGGACGCCCTCTCGAATACTGGTTTACAAAACGGTCGCTCGATCCATCAAACCCACTGGCAAAAGTTAGCGACGTAACACAAATGCCGGTGAGGGACGGAGACGGCGAGCGTCTTTTGTTGCATTATTACGAGCCGAAACGAGTCAGCCAGACACGCGGGATTACCGCATTTGCTCCTATTTTTGATCTGCTCTCACAGTTTGAAGACATCAATTTTGCAAAAATAGTACAGCAGCAAGTTGTCTCCTGCATTTCTATTATCAGAACACAGGCAATCACTCAAGATTCGCCTCTCGATCCTGACGCGACCGGCCCAACTGAAACCGATAGGGACGGTAGGAAATTACAGGGCTTGCAACCGGGCATGGAAATCATCGGACGGCCCGGCGAGGACATCAAAGGGTTTTCTCCTCAGGTTCCAAACGAGACTTATTTTCAACACGCCCGCGAAATCCTTCGCCTCATCAGCATCAATCTTGGGCTTCCAGTAAACGTGATGTTGCTCGATGCAAGCGACACAAATTTTTCAGGCTGGCGCGGATCGTTCGAACAAGCGAAGATCGGCTTTCGGCGTTATCAACGCAACTTAGTTGCTCGTTACTATCGCCCTGTTTATCGCCAGCGCGTCCGCGAGTGGATGGCGAGCGACCCGCAAATTCAAGCAGCAGCAAACCGCGAAGGCGTGGACATTTACCGCTGCGGCTGGACACCACCAACGTGGCCATATATTCAACCATTGCAGGACGCACAAGCAGACGCGCTCAAACTCGAAAAGTCTCTTATTTCTCCTCGCCGTCTTTTGGCGGAGCGCAATTTAGACTACGAGGAAATTGTGCGCGAGACCATCGAGGACCGCGCAAACGCGATCATGCAGGCGATGGAACAAGCGCAGATTATCAACGAACAATTTAGCAATTCCGAGCCGGTCACTTGGCGCGAGCTGTACAATTTGCCTGCTCCGTCCGCCGGTTCTGCCGCGCTCTCACTCATCAATAAGGAAGGCAATTCGGATGACTGAAACAATAGGGACGCTGGAGGAGACGCGAACACAAACGCCACGAGTTGACGAGTGGTTTGGTGTTTGGGCTATGGCTGAAAATTCCATGAGCGCACTACTCGAATACGCACAAACAACGTCCCGCACAGATCACATTCAGGCCGCAAGTTTTCGCCCACAATCTCAAAGCGCTATGGGCTACGGTTACGAGGTCCACGACGGCGTTGCCGTTATCGAAATGAGCGGAACACTCATGAAGTCGGTTGAACCATCCACCGGCGGGACTTCGATGGCATACGTCCGCCGAGACATCCGCAACGCAACACGCGACAGCGCAGTAAAGTCAATTATTCTCAAGATCGACAGCCCCGGCGGAACTGTCAAGGGCATGGACGACCTCGCGCTAGAAGTCAAAAACGCAAACGCGAAAAAGAAGGTTGTCGCATACATTGAAGACCTTGGCGCAAGCGCGGCATATTATGTCGCTGCACAAGCATCAAACGTCTATGTCAACAGGTCAGGGCGAGTCGGCTCTATTGGCGTTTTTGGTGTTCTCGCGGATCGCTCCGAACAGCTAAAGAAAAAGGGCATTACTTTACACGTCATTAGCTCGGGCGAGTTCAAAGGCTTAGGCGCTGACGGAGTTGTGAGCGACGAACTCAAGGCCATTCAGCAAGAGCAAGTTGACGCGTTGGCCGAGCAGTTTATTAGCGCGGTCTCAGAAGGCCGGAACATGGACAGCGAGAGCGTTCGCGCTGTTGCAGATGGACGCATTTTCTCCGCTCAGGAAGCGGTCAGCCTCGGGCTTGCCGATTCGGTCCAGTCCTTCGAAGTCACACTATCAAGTTTACAATTTTCCGCACGTCGAAACGCTAACAGCGGCCACGGCGAGCGGGCACAAACCCAAAAGGAGGGATCTACAATGGGAGATTCCACAGAGCAAAAAGACGCCGTGGCACCAGAGCCAAAAGCCGCGACGTTGAAAGAACTCAAGAAGTTGTGCGCAGGCGCATCTTCGGATTTTCTGCTCCAATGCGTTGAAGAAGAGCGCACGGGGACGGAGGCGTTGCAAGCATGGGCGGAAGTTCAAGCCGAAGAAAACGCCAAGCTCAAAGCTGACCTCGAAGAGGCTCAGAAACCCAAAGCATCCACCGGCAATCAGCCGCTTGGTGGCGCTGGGGACGGAGCCATGGGCGACGCTGGAACCTCAGCCGTCGAGCAGGTCAACGAGCTTGTTGCCGAGAAGATGGCGGCGGGCATGCCAAAGCACAAAGCGGTAAAGTTTGTGTTCTCCAACAATGAAGAGCTGCGCCAAGCGTACCTCGCAGAACTCAACTCGGGAGGCGGTAACTAATGAGTCAATACGTTGATACAGCAACTAGAACATTCACGGCGGGCGGCGCGATTGGGAAATATATTCGCGTCAAGCTCTCAAGTGGCAAGCTCGCGGCGGCTGATGCTGCGGACGGTTCCGCATGGATCGGCGTGACCGCTGCTGAAACATTCGCAGACGGTGACGAGGTCGCGGTTATTCTCAAAAACAAACAGGGCACTTGCCCGATGTTTGCCGGTGCCGCTGTCGCTGCCGGTGCTGTCGTTCACGGGATCGACGGCGGGGAAATTGACGACTCCGGCTCTAACGCCGTGGGCATCGCGCTCGAAGCTGCAACAGCAGACGGCGACATCATCGAAGTACTTTTGACCTAGGGAGGGTCTGAATAATGCCAACACAAACAACAGCCACAGGTAACCCAAGGCAAGACCTTGCTGGGTCGCTGATGGAGTTTGACGTACAGGCGGACGCGGAGGGCTATATTGCCCAACGCGTTGCTCCTGTAATGGAAGTTGCAGAACCAGCAGGCGTTTATGGCGTGATTCCAATCGAGTCAATGCTGACAAACCCCGATCTGAAGCGAGCGCCAAAATCCGGCTATGCTCGTGACGATTACGAACTCGAAACTAAATCTTGGGCAACAACCGAGAAGGGCAAAGAGGAAGTTATCGACCAACGCGAAGCGCGTGTCTATCGCAACTGGTTTGACGTTGAAGCTATCGCTACGTCACGCGGACGCAGCGCAGTTCTTCGGGACTATGAGCGCCGCATTTCCGAACTCGTTTTCAATACGAGCACGTACACTGGTTCGAGCCTCACAACAGCAGTTAGCAACGAATGGGACGACAAAGCGAACGCCACCCCCGTAGATGATGTTGAGGCAGCATGCCAAAAAATCTACGACGCAACGGGCATTTGGCCTAACGCTCTCATTATCAACGAAAAAGTTTTCCGCAACCTCAGACTTGCAGAAGATATTCGTGCACGCATCGAGGGCGGCGGCGCTGGCAGTGGCTCAACTGTCCGTGAAATCAATGCGCAGAAACTCGCTGAGGTTTTCGGACTTGAGCAAATCCTTGTTGCTGGTGGTTCCAAAAACACAGCGAAAAAAGGGCAGGCCGCAAGTGTTGCTCAAATGTGGTCCGGCGAATATGCGATGGTTGCGAAGGTTGCCACAAGTAACGACATCCAAGAACCTTGCATTGCTCGCACGTTCCACTGGAGCGCGGACGGATCGACAATCGGCGGAGCAATTGAAAGCTACGGCGAAGACCAGGTTCGCGGCGACATTATTCGTGTTCGCCACGAAACTGACGAGTCGATCATTTACAAGCAGTGCGGCCACCTTCTTTCTAACATCACAACCTAAACGACCAACCTTCTGACAAGGGACGTGGGGGCTTTCGGGCCTCCACCGTCCCCATAGATTTTTGAGGTACACATGGACCCGGTAACAATTGCCACAGGACTCGGTTATTTGCTCGCTGCTGGCGCGTCGTTTATTGCGAAGAAGCGCGGCAAACAAGAGCAAGATAGCAACGAGCTTATCGACATGCTGGTTGCTGGAATTGGTCAGCAAAAGAACGTCAACCCCGAGGCAACATCGACGCTCCTTGATGTGCTTTCCGCTTATAGTCGCTCGAATCTGACGAACGCACAACGCGCAAAACTAGCGAAGAAAATTGACGTGATCGAATCCGCCATTCGTGGGGACGGAGACGAGCCGAAGAAGCTCGCGGCATTGCAACGCGCATCACAAGCAAAGCGTGCGATTGCGATTGCTCGGCACACAAAAAAGGCCGGACTTCGGAGGTTTGTTCCGCTGATTCTCGTTGTTTTTGCCGGTGGTGTTGCAGGTTGCGCGATTCCTGAGTTTTCAATTGGGGACGGAGGCCCGGTTGCGATTTTCCCTGACGGGTCAACGGCAACGGTCGTGCCCTATTTCACTGAATACAACACCGGCAACATTGTCATGCCTGACGACGCGCCAAGCTCGATCAGCGCGTACCGAATCGAAGAGGATATTTTGATCGACGGGAAAGTTCTTACTTGGGAGTTGCCAGCGGGATGACCTTTGCCTCTGACGTTGCCGAAAATCTCGACCTGTATTTTTACGATGCGGACGACGGCGTTGCAACGACTGTGACCCGGTCGGTTGTGAGCACGTCGAGAGGTGCAGACGGTACGGTAACGCGGACACCTAGCAACGAATCAATTTCCGTGATCATGTCCAATTTTGAAGCCGAAGAAATTGGCGCTTCAAACGGGCAAATCATCACCGGCGATGTTCGTTTACGGATACGGCAGGCGCTCAACATTGGCGACAGAATCACGCGAGGGACGGAGAGCTTTTCCGTGGTCGCGCTAGACACAACAAGCGAAGCCAACGGCGTTGTAATCGAGTACATTTATCAATGTAGGCGGGCCTAACATGCAAGCCGCGACGATGACAAACAACGCTCAGACAGCGCGCAAACAGGTCTCACGCATGTTTGAGAGTTGGAACAGGGACACGAGAAATGCGGTGCTCGATGTTTACAAAGAAAATGCGGAACACATGCTCAAAAACGCTCCGAAACGTACGGGTTTGTATCGGGCTAGTTTTCGATTTTCTAACAACACGCCGCACCGGGAATTGGAACAACAGGATTTCAAGGGGCTCACGCGCAAGCAGGTCTCGAAAAGAAAAGTCAATATCGCGTTACAACAGCGCGAAATGCCGAGCAAAACACTCAACGCGGCAATAGACCGTGCGCGTGTTTCTCCGACCGGGGAAATTGACATCTGGATTTCGAACCTTGCTTATTATGGTTATTTTGTTGAGCGAGGAGTTCGAGGGCGTCGAGGCCAACGGGTTGTTGGAAAATTCAGAACACGCCTAAACCGCAAGCTCAAAAAAATTGGAATGGTGCGACGATGAGCGCGACAATTTACGCGGACACACTCAAGGGGATCGCCAGTTATTTATCTTCGAACTGGAGCGCGACTCCTGTTGTCGGACCTAACGAGCGTTACTCGCCGGTGGTTGGGACTCAGTTTCTTCGATGGGGAATTGCCGGGCGGGGGCATGACAGATTCACCGCAACGGGGCAGAGTCTGACGGGTCGGCTTTACGAGGGGACGGTAACTTTTGATTTCTTCGGTCCGAGCGATGAGGGGCTTGTCGGCGGTACTGATGATGGGACTCCTTTTGACGGCCTGGCTGACCATGCTGGCGCGCTTCGTGCGCTGCTAAATGACAAGGCGATCACGCTTGGGGACGGTAACATTTTACACTTTGAATCCTGCTTTTTAGGCGACGAAAGCCCAACGGACGACGGTTGGGTTTCCGTGGCTTTTGACGCGCCATTTTACGTTTACGAGGCTAATTGACATGGCTCAATCGTGGTGGCAAAATTTGATTCGTGCGAACATGACGCTTTGGCGTCCACGCGTGAACAGCCTTCTTGCAACGCTTCGTTCTAACTTTTCTGGCACGTCCGCGCCGACAAATCCAGCTCCGGTTGCTGGGCAATTGTTTGCTCAGGTCAACGGCTCTGACAACGTTACTGCGTTGCAGGTTTTCAACGGGGGGACGGAGACGTGGACGGATATCAATTTAGGCTCTGTCATTTACGATCCGTCTAGCGTGGACATCAACGGTGGAACTATTGACGGCACCGTCATTGGTGGTGCTTCATCCGCTGCTGGTACGTTCACGGCTGTTGAATCTGGCGACGAGGGCTATCAGTTCGTAAACGGTGACAGTCAGGGTTTTGTGTTTGATGATACGACAGACGAAATCAGAATGCGAGATAATGCAGGAACGACCTACGCATTCAAAGACGCTGCTTTCTATCCGACAAATCCGGTAACAACGACGCTTGGTAAATCTGGAAATTACTGGTTAGAGCTTCATGTTGGCTCGATCCGCTTTGCTTTTGATTCAACATTCACCGTGGGAACCTCATCGGTTCGAGCCTCTAACGTTTATACCGACGCAGTAACATGCACCAACACGGTAACGGCGAACGGTTTCGAAGGCGCGGCCATGACGCTTACTGGCACCGCTGGAACATTTACAACAGACCTCAGCAATGGCTCGTTTGCAGACATTGAGATCGAAACCGACGATGGCTCGTCTCGTCTGTATTTGCGGAGCTATCGCGGCACCTCTGGCGTTGGGAATCTCAATGCGACAGTCTATGAGGCAGCAGGCGGAACGATTTCAAGCCCTTCAGCTATTAGTGATGGGGTGGCAATCACAGCAATCGCGGCCAGAGCGCACGACGGCACCGATTTTGAATCGGGCGCGCTCGCTCGGTTTGTTGCGGATGGTGATTGGACTGGCTCAAATCGTGGCTGTTATTACTCCATCGAACTCGTGGCTAACGGATCAACGACGCGCTCCGAATCAATGCGCGTTTACAACGGACATGTAGACATTGTTGACGGGTATTTGGAGCTTGACGAAATCTCCGCACCATCATCACCGGCAGCAAACAAAGTGCGCATTTGGGCAGAAGATAACGGGGCAGGAAAGACAATGCTCATGGCTCGTTTCTCATCAGGCGCGGCACAACAAATTGCAATCCAACCATAGGATTTTGAAATGACTGAACCAACAAAAGCTGAACTAATCGAAGCAAGCCAAGAACTCATTTTGCAGGCTGCGCCGCTGCTCGAAAAAGCGGGCGCCGACATGATGAAAATAAGCGCCCTCGTCAAGTCTCTTCCCGAACTGCTTTTTATTTTCACCGTTGCCAGCAAAAACAACGACCAAGATGCGCTTGCCGCAATCATCATCCAAATCGCGGATGTGGCGTGGCGCATTCAGCAGATTCTTATTTCCGCAACTTCGGAAAACGGATCGCTCACACAACTCAACGCGGCGCTTGGTGACGGTAGCAAATTTGTGCCAGCAATCAACGCAATCGCAGAGCGAGCGCCAGTCTCAAAAGAA